CCACCTGCGGTGCGGCGGGCGCGTACTGGGTTGTCTGCCAGAACTGCGCCGCGGGCACCCAGGTCGGCATGGGTCGCGGCTGCACAGCTCCACCATCCGCGTAGCCCTTGACGCCCTGCACATTGGCCATGATTCGGCCCCAGGAGGTCATGCCGCCCTCGAGCGCGTTTCGGAGTGCGTAAACGTTGCCCTGTCCGCCAATGTTCTTGACGTCGGAGGCTGTCAGGACGTGCTCACCAGGTGCGAGCCATGCGGGCACGGAGTCGACCCCGACAGGCCCTGAGCCGTTCACTGCACCACCTGCAGCGAAGCCGGGGCGTGTGGTGCCCCCTGACTGCGGCGTGGTGTCCTGAGCGCGGATCAGAATGTTCGCCGTCCTGTCACGGGCCACCTGAGCAATGATCGCCTCAGCGGTCTGCGCACCCGTGACAGCAACGGCTGTCCCGATGTTGCGGGGAATCAACCCGAGGGTGTCGGCGTAATCCTCAGCCGCCTGCCCCGTGATGCCGAACGCCCCCAGTGCCTCAATCAGCTTGGCCCGGCCACCCTCGAGCGACTTCGTAGCTGCGTCCTGCGATCCTGTCTGCGTCAGGGTTGCACTTGCAAGCCCCAGGGCAGAGGAAGCAATGGCATCTAGCGCTGCCTGGTTCGATCGACCCTTTTCGGTCCCAACGTCGAGGCTGGTCCCGTTCTCGGTGACGGACGCTGTCAGGTCATCCACAGCGGCCTCGAATGCCCGGGTGCTGCTGTTCACGTCGAGCTGTGACGAGCCGAAACCTTCGATGGCAGCCTTCAGCGTGTCGAGGCTTTCCCCGCCTGCTGCAGCTGCCCCCTGGAGCTCCTGCAGTGCCACGGTGTTGCTCTCCGTGGACTCGGTTGCCCCGTCTGTCGCTGCCTTGATGTCTGCGAACGCCTGCCCGCTGCCCTCGACGGCCTGAGCCACCTTCGTGATCTCCTCAGCGGCGTTACCCGCTGCGATGCCCTGACCGGTGAAGAACGTGCCGATGGTGTTGGTGTCGGCAAGCTTCTCCTTGATCTTGTCCAAGGCATCACCGCCCTCGAGTACGGCGTCGGTCAGCTCCTTTTGCGAGACGCCGGCCTCCTTGGCTGCCCCGAACGCGTCGGCTTCTGCCAGCTTCCTGACGACGGTCTGACGGGTGTACTCGGTCATTGCGCCCGTCGCCTGGTCGAGGGTGTCGGCAAGCTCCTGAGTCATGCTGCTGATCTCGGCCTGACGAGCGATGAGGAGGCTTGCACCAACAGTGGCTAGGGCAACTGCACCACCGATGCCGGCGATGCTGATTGCGGCTGTTTTGGCGGAGATGCCCAGCGTTGACAGGGTGCCCTGGAACGCGGCGATCTTGGGAACACCGATGAGTGCTGCACCACCAGCGAGGGCAATGCCCCCGCCAAGTGCAGTGACTGCCAGGCCCGCATTCAGGACCGGCTGGGGCAGTCCGCTGATCCCGTCCACCAGGAACGTTGCCGACTGCACCATTTCCCGAAGAATCTCGTTTGCACCCGATCCGGCCTTGATGAGTCCCGTATCGAACGCGCCCCCCAGCTTTTCCACGTCGCCGGCGAGGTTGTCGAGCTTGATGCGGGCAGTCTCAGCCGCGTACCCGCTGTCGTTGGTCTGATCGATGTACTTCTGGATCCCCTCAGCACCCTGCCCGTACAGGACATTGGCCGACCGGATCGCATCGTTCCCGAAGATCGTCGCGAGGGCGGCGTTCCGGGTTTCGTCATCCAGACCGCCGAGCTTGCCGGACAGCTGCCCCGCAATTTCGGAGTAGGACAGCATCTGCCCGTTCCCGTCGTAGAAACTCAGGTTGTACTTGTCCATCTCCTCCCGCGCCTTGGCAGTCGGAGACTGAAGGGCTATCAAAGCTGACTTGAGCGAGGTGCCGGCGTCGGATCCCAGGAGGCCCTGGTCAGCGAACGCGGCCAGCACACCCGTGGTGTCCTCGATCGACTGACCAGCACCATTGGCGACCAGGCCGGCCTGCCCCAGGGCTGCGGAGAGGTCGGAGACGTCGCCCACGGCCTTTCCTGCACCCGCGGCCAGGAGGTCAGCGACGTGGCTCGCGTCGCTGCCATTCAGGCCGAACTGCTTAAGTGCAATCGCGGTCTGCTGGGCTGCGTCAGCCACCTCGAGACCACCAGCGGCAGCGAGGTCGAGGGCACCCGACAGGCCACCGTTCAGGATCTCGGATGTCGAGAGTCCGGCCTTGGCCAGCTCCTCGATCGCGTTGGCTGCCTCGGTGGCGCTGTAGACGGTTGACCCGCCCGCGTCGATCGCGGCATCACGAAGCAGACCCATGTTCGTCGCGCTCTCGTGGGTCGCTGCCTCGACTGCGGATATGGCCTGGTCGAATTCGGAGAAACGGGCCACTGCCAGCCCAACGGAGGCGAGAGCCACGCCCCCGAGTGCGCCGAGACCGACGCCCAGCGCCGACATTGCCTCGTGCTGCTTACGGAGCTGCGCCTCAAACTTCGCGCCTTCCTCGGCGTTCTGCGCAGTCTTCGCCCGCGCCTTTTCCATGCCGGCTAGGTACCCGGTCACTTCCGCGACAAGTGTTACTTTCGTCTGGCGTGCAGATCCGGCCATGACGGCCTCTCTCTCGTGTCTGTGGCCCACCTGTCGGAGGGCGCAAAAAAGCCCCTCAGAACAGCTCTGAGGGGCTAGGGATCGTGTTTGGTTAGTCGGCTAGGACGGCTGGGCGGTGGTCATCCCAGTGGTTGCTGCGTTGGGCGTAGGCGCTGCTCATCACCTGGCACCAGAGGGTCACTGACTGCTCGCGGAGCTGCACCCGGTGGGTGTACTCACGGACTGCCAGAAACCACGCGTGCGGCGTCGGGTGTGCCGGTGATGGTCGGTACTCGTAAACCCAGTCGGGGAGATCGACGGGCGCCTCCCTGGTGCGTAGACGCCGGACCATTAGCGCTTTCGCCCGCCCATTGCGTACACACCACGGGGAACGCCGGCCTTGGGGAGCACGTCCTCCTCGAGTGGCGGAATCGACAGGGAAATGAGCAGACGGGCAAGTGCCAGACGCTGCTGTCGGCCCTCTGCGATCGCGGGGTGGACCCGCATGCCCTGCGACGAGCTGAGCATGATTCCGTCTGTGGTCACGGCGTGGTCGAGCTGGGCGATGCGGTCACGCGTGCGGCACGCCTCCTCGAGCACGGCTAGCTCGTGCTGTTCCCATTCGGTGCCCTCGACGGTCGCCGTCCAAAGCTTCGTGCCGGCGACGTTCATCCCGGTGGGTTCGGGGTACTTGATCGTCGAGTCAGTCATAGCTTGTTCCGTTTCGGTCAGAGGGTGGATCGGTTCGAGAGTGGAGAGAGAACGGACGCCGCCCCGGTGGTCCACCGGTAGCGAGCCGTAGGAGTGGGTGGCAGGGCCATGTCCCGGCATCGCGGCCCCGCGCCGAGCGCGCTACGAGCCCAGGCAAGTCACTCGCGTGCGGCAGCCATGTCGTTGACTGCGGTGTCGCTGAGTGCGGCGATCTCAGCCGGCTTCTGAACGGCGAACATCGTGTCGTCGAACATGGACTGGAAGTTGTCGGGGGCGCTGAGATCCCAGAGTTCGACGACGTCCTTCTCGAGGGCAGGGGTGGCCTCGATGTACTGGTTGATAGTGCCCACCTCCCCGAGCTGGAAGGCGCGAGCGAGGACTGCCTTGCCGAGGATGGTGTCGCCGCTGAGGTTTGCTGTTCGGAGAATCGGGAGGAGGTCGTCCTCGTCCTTGACTGTGCTGACCCGGTCCATGGCGTCTCGGTAGCTGATGGTGTCGGTGCTCTGCGCTCCGGGATTCAGGCCGAAGAGGTGGCGCTCGAGGTGCGCACGTCGGGTGCTTCGCCCGGTGTCGTAGGTGTCACCAAGTGTGGTGAGGGTGTTGCGGGTGTCGAGGTACAACTTGGCTATGGCCTGCTGCTTGCCCTCGGACGTGAGGCGGTTATCGCCGCGGATGGCGTCTGCTCGACGCTGGTACTCGGACTTGGTGTTCTCGGCCTGTTCGTGGAGCTTGCTGGCGTAGGTGGTGGTGGGCATGGCTAACCTCCTGGAAATGCCGAGACGGGGTGTCGATCAGCTACGTCTAGTTTCTCGTCGCTGCCGTACACCCCGCCTTGTGAATGCCACATGTGGCAGTGTTGCTAACCTTCCCTCGAGTAGCGTTTGACTGACATGAGGCTGATATTCCATCGGCCCTCGACGAGCTGACCCTCGAGTCGACCCTTCTCGCATGCGTCACGAACACCCCTCGTTGACAGACGCAGGATGGAGGCGGCTTGGCGCGTGGTCACCGTGGCCGGTGACCCCAGATGCGTCTGCT